GATGCAACCTGATTTTTTGATAAAACTTGACAAGGCCCGTTCATTGTGCGGAATTCCTTTTAAGATAAATTCAGGATTCAGGACTCCGGCTCATAACAAGGCGGTCGGTGGTGAACCGAATTCATCACATACCAAAGGTTGGGCGGCTGACATCGGCTATTCGTCAGGAACGGAAGGATACAGGATTCTCTGCTCACTTCAGGCGGTTGGGTTCAACCGGATTGGTATTTATAAATCATGGATTCACGTTGACTGTGATCCTGCATTACCTTCGCACGTTATTTGGTCGAAATAATGAAGATACTAACCACATTTGTCTGCAACCTTCGGCAGGATTCGTTTCATGCCGTTGGTGATCAATGCTCGTATTGGTCAATGAGAATGATGTATTCACTCGCTGATGTGAATATAAGTTTTTCATCGGTCGAAGGCTTTCTGTTTTATCATGGTTGGCTGATCCTGCTTGTTTGGCGTTGCTTCAATGCCAGTTTGGACACCTACAAACGTGTCAGGGATGTGAGGAAACCGGAATGGGAAACACAGATTAAACCTTTGATTTTAAAGGATGCGATCCGGCAACGCAGATTGTCACTTTGGAGTAGATTTTTAAAATTTATCAAATCAATTTTATGAAATACGTTATCATCGGCTTATCGGTCCTTGCAATGGGCCTTGGGGGCATCGAATATCAAATCCAGTCTAACATTCAGAAACGCACAAAGATTGACCGTAAGGTTGATTCATTGATGTTGGTTCAGTCGGTCAGAATCCAGGTCTTGCAGAATAACAATGATTCATTGGCTCATCAGATTCATGATCTGGCCTTGTGCGTTCAGTACCTCGATTCAGTCAATTTGGCGAAAGGGCCAAAGTCAGAGAGGGCAGAGAAACGAGGTCGATTTATAGGCGGTCTGATCAAGGGACTCTTCCCTGGTCTTTGATGACCTTCCAGAGGTGGATGGAAGCGATAACCTTTGCCGTTGTCACTCTGATGACGGCAGGGCTTCTATTCGGCCTTGGATGGCTCTATAAATTCGAAAAGGTAGACAAGTCCGATGCCATCCTGATCTATGTCCTTGGCCAGTTTATTACTGGTTTTTGGGATATGGTCAAGAAACGTAACCGGATCGAATCCCAACCACCGAAACAGGGTGAATAAAAAAAGCCCCTACCAATGGCGGAGGCATTTATCTTTTCAACCCATATAAGCGGTGGAGTCCGGAATCGAACCGGAATAGCAACCACACGGGCCTCGGCCAGCCTTGCCTCATTACGCCCCTCCACCGTTTGCCCGTCTTTCCGGGCCGTCAATGCTTTGATTCGATTGGGGCAGTCTTAGTCATCCACTCCCCGTTTATAGTTTCAATATACTCCTGACTAATTTGCTCAAAGGTCTTACCCAAATTCTTGACACGGTTAAATTCAATCCATGCCAGAAACCTTACGGGGTCAACATAGGGCAAATCTGTTTTGTTAATCCGGTCCTGACACCAATCAACTGGATATAGTTTTTTGAAATCTTCGACCTCTTCGCCACCGGCATCAATGACGAGGTAAATTACTGGATGGGTGTTTTTCATTTCCATGCTTTCAGTCTGAATATGGCAATACACTTGCCGAGTGAGTTATAGTATTCAGATTTTTTGTATAGTTGATTAAAGTTCAATATTGTATTTGGCCAAGCCGAGGTTTCAAAGTCTTGATACCATCTCGTCTTCGCCTCAATCTCATACCGGAGGCGTTCGGTGTCGGGGTGTGGATTGGTCATGGCTTCCTGATTACAATTATTTGTTCGTTCAAGTCATCTTGAATTTTGCCAATTATACCAAAGTCAAACTCACCTCTGAGGATGGCTTCAATTTCACCCTTTGGGACATCGGCCGCAACGGACAAATCCTTTACGCTCCATCCTTTTTTCTTCATCGCACTGAGCAGTGCGTGCGCAAGGTCTACCTGCGCCTGTTCTGTGTGTGTCATTTGCTTACAATTTTACTTTAATTGCGTAAAGCGATACGTTACCTGCTATGCTGTGACAGCAACTCCGACAATTCACGAAGCTGGTTAGCGTGTTCAGGTTTTAATATAAATTCCTCCCATTGTCCGTATCTGCATTTATAACCAAATATGTATTTTAAACCAGCTTTCAATCTTCTCAAAAAGCCGTGTTTTACCAAATGAATATGGCAGTAGGTTAAGTTATCTTCATTATCGTGTTCAATGATAATTTGATGTTCACGGCTACTGCAATCGCAAATAAGCACAGCAGGTAACATCGGTTTGGCAAAATTGCCGTTTTCATTTTCAATTGACATTTTATCTTAATTTTTAAGTTTGTACTACTAATGAAGTTTTGTGTCGGCAACTTCGCCAAGCCCGAAACCGTTAGCGTTTACTTTCAGGGAATTCAATATAAAACTCGCATTCTACCCTACCCAATACCTCATCAATCTGCGGTTCAAACCTTTGGTAGCTTTGGGCATATTTGGCCGGGGGGCAATTAAACCGCCAACAAGTATAGGATAGTGGGCAGTCATCATTCGTACACATTGTAATATCTGGCATCATTTCAAACTTACTTCAAAAATCCGGCTGATATTACTTGTTCCCGTTGTTGTCAGCACAAACCGCTTCCCAGTTACGTTGATAGCCTTGGTGAACTTTATTTTCTTGTCAAATCCCAACGGCACATTCACGCCATCAACCGTTAATGTTAATGTCTGGTTCGGACTGCCACCATTGAATCCTGAACTCAAATAAACCTGCGTCCGTGTTACTGCCTGAGCATAATTCCATGTAAGCGTTGTAGCCCCTGCGGTGAGCCATCTGGTTGCCTCATTGCCATCAACAGCTTTTGCCGTGTCTGCTCTTGTGTATCCGGGCTGATATGGCGTTCCGGCAATTCTAAAAGTGTTGGTTCCGGTTGGTGGTGGAGGCGGTGGATTAGTTGAATAATTTGGAAGATTGGAATAGAACAATGATTTATGCAGCACTGGTACAACGGCAGGATGAAGGTTATACTGCATCGTATTGTACAAGTGGCAATAACTATTCAATCCACCCGACATTCTTTTTGTCGAATTTGTACAATTTACAGGCGTTGGTGAGCAAGTGATCTCGGCTGAATAGCAACTATCCAGACGGCCCAACGATACACCTGTCTGACTCTTCCATGCACAACAGTTTTGCGTGTGTGAGATGCCTAAATTATGAAGCAATTCATGAGTGAAACAATACACCGAATAGGTGTAAAACTCCCCATCGCCCGGAATGGATTGACCAAACCCACATACTGAATATCTGGCAGACGTTACGTTTTCCCGACTTATGTAGGCAATACCGCCAAAGTTTTTGCCAGAGATAAACACATTGAAAGTGTCTTTCTTCAATGGATTAGCGTTTGCCCAGTAATACAACACATTCATTGCATCGGGATAGATGGCATACGGATCGGGCGTTGTCCATTTCTTCACTTTCACCAGATTGATTTTCGGCCCTGCTATACGCTCCAATATCTGAGACGATGAATTGCACAACCGTTGCAAGTTGGCATCAGCATTCACGCCCCATGCGGTTGTCAAAGAGTAGTCTAGTTCAATGTAGACATTGATTGTTTTTCTTGACCTGTAAGTGGGATCCCAGAAGTTGGGTTCAGCCTGACCCCGTGAAAGGTAACGTGGATGATCCTCTTTCACTTCAACTTCATCATCGCCAAGATCGGGCGCAATGAATGTTGAATCGGTGGTGGCTGATGCCCTTTCAGGCATTTGCTTGTTGCATCCTGTAAGATAGACAAGCGCAAGAATGATAAATGGCAATGTGTGTTTCATCTATCAAAGTTAGAATTTTCTTGAAAAACTTTTTCCAACTCTTTTTCTCGTACTGCCTTCATCAATAGATCACGCATCAACTGTGAACGGTTCAAATGGCCCAATGCCCTCAAATATCGGTCAAACTGGTCATCTGCAATCATGAAGCTTATTTTCTGGTTGCCGGAATAATCAACCATCTTCTTACTTTTCTTTTGGTAGACTTGCATAGCTTATTTCTTTGGTTTTTAGTCGTTTATAATCTTTAAGCATCCAGAACAGGCCATCATAAAATTCAGCATTGGCTTTGTGTTCCTGAATCTGGCTTTTGGTCTTGAGTTGCTTGGCCTTGTCGTAGTGGTGATCCCGTTTCCTGATAACCGATTCAATCATCTGTTCAATCAACCGGATGTCCTTGGAATTGCCGTTACCGGATTTGTTCATGGTCTTTAGAAATTGGTTGATGAATAGTCACTAAATTTCATGATGTTGGAATCCCATTTTAAGGCTAGTAGTTTCGTTTCTCCGGCTCTGAATTTGGCTATTGAGAGAATGCAGAGGTTTTCCGTTTCAAATTCGTCACCTTCCACCATTGTCGTTCTGGATTCTCTGAACTGCGGATAGTAACCCGGTCGCATTAGAAACCAAATCGAATCTGCATCTTGCTCAATCGCTCCAGACTCACGCAGGTCGGATAATTGCGGCATCTTATCTTGCCGGGCTTCAACGGCTCTGGATAGTTGGGAAAGGGCAATGATCGGAATTTGCAGATCCTTCGCTAAAATCTTTAACCCTCTGGAAATCTCGCTTATCTCCGATTCCCGATTGCCTTTCTTGTTGTCACTCGACATCAGTTGCAGGTAATCTACGCAGAGCAGTTTGATGCCGTGTTGCTTCTTCCAGATGTGCGCCCTCGTCCGTAATCGTCTCAGAGTCATTCCGGCTTCATCATTGATGTACAAAGGCCATTTGTCGATTCTGGATGCGGCATCGTATAACCTTTGTCTGTCGATGTGATCATATTTGTCATTTCGGATTTTATAGGCGAAAACGTCTGACTCCATCGAAAGCAACCTTTGAACCAATTGAACTTGCCCCATTTCTAAACTGAACATTCCAACCGGAATGCCTCGCTTGCAATAGGACTGAATTAGGCTCATCAGGAAGGCCGTTTTACCTTGTCCGGGCCTTGCACCCATAACGATCAAGTCCGTGTCTACAAGGCCGCCTGTGGCCTTGTCAAGAGTATTCAATCCGGTTGACATACCTGCAAGTCCTGAGATGTTTTCAATCTCCCATTTTTCCCTGATTTCACGCAGGGTTTCGGAGATGCTTTTTTCGTCTTTTATGATCACCTGGTTAATCAGGTTTTCCAATCCGGTTTGAACCTTTGCTACACGTTCGAAAACATCATCCACATCATTGACTGACGAGGTCAGGAGTTGTTGTGCGAACGATCCGATTCCTCGTTTCACATAGGCTTCCAACAGGTAACGGATGTGAATGCTGAAATGGGCAGCTGATGAAACCTTGCCAGACAATTGAGCCAATGTCTTACCACCACCGATGGCCTTGTAGCTTCCGGCCTTTTTAGCCCACTCTGCAATCGTCAAAATGTCGATGGGTAGGTTGTCATCATACAAGGCTTTCAGAGCCTGATAAATCGTTTTGTGCTTGTCCTCTGTGAAAACATCAGCAGAGTTCACTAAGGCGAAAAATTCAATCTGTGCATCCCGGTCAATTATGACCGATCCGAGGATGACTTGTTCAAGTTCTGGTTGTTTCATTTTAATAATTTTTAGATGAGAAAGTTGGTGTTCCGATTGGTTGTGTTGTTCGATTGAATAAATCCTTTTGAATTGTTTCAGACCAAGAGGTAAATGCAAGTTTCCATTTTTTCATTTTGTTCTTTCCTACTTTCCAACCATTGTTTTCATAGTGATTCCAGAACTTTTCGGCAAAGGTGTTGATTGCATTTTTGTTTGCAGTTGGGTATTTGTCAGAGAGGTAAATTGATATTTCATTTATAGTTGGTTTTGTAAATCGGTTTTCTTTCGGACTCTCTTTATTAATTTCAATTACTGTTTTATCTTCATTTACAATTTCATTTACATCTTCAGAACGTAATACGTTCGTATTACCATCGTATAAATCTTTATTCCATCTTTTATTAACTGATTCTCTGGCCTTTACACCCTTTTCTTTACGTTTTTTCATCTCTTCATCCAACCTTACAGAAAAGCTTCCAGTATCATCATGTTCAAACTTTGAATAAACTACAGAACCATTAGTAATTGAATCGCATTGCGTTCGTAATACGTTCGTATCAATCCTTCCACCATGTTGATGTTGAGCGCAAAGAAGTCTAATGTAAAGACCTACTTGTTCATTTGTCATGAACATTGTACCAGTCAGAAAATCAGAACTATAAAATAAGAAAGCAGGGTCTTTAGCCATTTTCATTACTCTTCAATATTTGACCCAATTCATTATGAATGAATGCGCAGGAAATCAAATCAACACATACAAATTCAATAGTTGAACCATCTTCATTTCTAATAAAAAAAGAAACTCCATTTGTTGCATTGTGAAAAACATCCAAATATTTTTCATCAAATACATCTTTGTATAAAAGTCGGTTTTGCATAAAAATAAAAATGCCTTTATGTGCCGTTCGGGGTCACAGTCCCTACTAGGCGCATAAAGGCAAAAAAAAGATGAAAGATTTTTCTGATGCTGTGACCCATCAGCCTTTCGGCATTGCAAATATACTAAATTTTCATTTCTCCAAAAACACTTCCAGATACTCGATTGGATAATAATGGGCATCTCTTCCAATTTCAACGAGAAACCAAACATCATAATTCGGATCAATTACCACGTTCACAATACGGCCCTGATTGTCTTCAAAGTTGCCTTTGGTGATCCTGCAAGGCTTATTCATATACGGCTTCGCAATGGCCGTTTTGATCAACGCCTTGGCTTCTGCATATTCCTGTTCAGCCTTTTGAATGGCTTTCAATAATGGTTGCAACGTTGATTTAATTTGTTCTTGTGTCATGGTTAGGAACGTAAAAATATGAAACCGAAAAGAGTCGTGAAGAACATGATCCAACCGACCCAGGTAAGTACCTTGGTGTACTTATGATCATTGTGGAGGTCTTCGTGATCCTTCTTTAAAGTTTCAAATTCGTTTTGGTAAAATTCCAAATCACCTTTCATCAACATGATTTCAACATTCTGGTTTTTAACTTCCATTTTAGAAACCAGTTCACCACCCTCGGCAAATCGGCATCGTTCCAGAAGTTCCTCGTTGGATTGCTTCATAATCTTATGGGCTTCATTAGCCCATTTATATTTGGTCTCAATGGTTTCCAGTTTTTTGGTGATTTCCTGATTTTCAGCATTGATTTGATCTTGGACAAAGAAGAATTTTTCCTCCCAAGAATTCGATTTGTCTTTCCAATACTCGACCTGCTTCCGTCTGGATTCAGATTTCTTTTCCAACTTATCAATTCTGGTTAATAGGCTTTCTTTTGCCTTGCCTGTTCCGATGGTATCCATGATTTTTTGTTTTTGTTATTTTTTGCAAATCAATAATGTATTTTTTTCTGTTGCAAATTATCAGCTAAAATATTTATCAATTTCAAAAATCACCTGGTCTAATGAATAGCTGACAAGGACGTGCCAATTGTGTGCGATGAAGTGCCTACGCATTTCATTTTGGTGATCCGTGCATTTATTTTTACCCACCTTCAATTCAATCGCAAACCCATAGCAGTTCTTGCGAGGCTCTAAAATCAGGATGTCAGGGATTCCGGCCTTGACTCCCATCGCTTTGAGTTTTGCAGCCTCAGCTACGTTCCTATGCCCTCCATTAGGGCAATGAAACCATAGCACACCTTTCGCATCCAGATACCGAGCAACGGCTTTCTGGAAATTATCCTCCGATCCGATGTAGGGTTGGAACTCCCCTAATTTATTGTATGGAATTATTGACATTGAGAAGCCCGGCATTATTTCTTTCAATATTGCAAAAAGTTGCATAGTATTGCAACAGAAATTTTGAAAATGGGAAAGAAACGACAAGCGGAAAAAGTAGTTATGGCTCTCACGCCATCTGACTTTTCACGCCTTTACAATATACCGAAGTACGCCATTACAAGGCATACTGACAGATTTAAGTGGGCCGAAACAGTCGAAGGATGCAAACCGAAAATACTTGACTGTGAGGAGAATGCACTTGCTGCTCTACACATTGAAGCGACAAGGCACAAACGGTTTCGAAAATAGTAATGGTTATCAATTTGTTATTCATGTTGAAATTAGGTCGGATTTTCTGACCTATTTTTTTTGTCCTTTTTACTTTTTTTTGTTGCAAATGAAAAAGATTGATTTACCTTTGTAAAAATTAAAACAAACGAAAAAATGGCAATTACCGCAACCAATTCAGGCGGCTCATCTTATGAGCCAATTCCGGCAGGTACATACCTTGCCCGATGTTATTCGATGGTTCAGATTGGAACCGTCAAAGAAGAGTTTCAAGGACTTGAAAAGCAAGTGAACAAGGTCCGCATCACTTGGGAACTTCCAACAGAGTTAAAGGTGTTCAATCCTGAGAAGGGTGAGCAACCGCAGGCGATCAGTAAGGAGTTTACCTTGTCGATGCATGAGAAGAGCAGTCTACGGGCCTTCCTGACCTCTTGGAGGGGTAAGGGATTCACCGAGGATGAAGCAAAGGCATTTGATGTCACCAAGCTTCTAGGTGTGCCTTGTATGCTCTCAATTGTTCATGAACCAGGGAAGAAAGACCCGTCAAGGATTTACGATAAGATTGCATCCGTTTCAACCGTTATGAAGGGTGTGATTATGCCTCCGCAGATCAACCCATCGTTTGAGTTCACGTTGGAGAATTTCGATCAGGCCAAATTCGATTCGCTTCCTGATTTCTTGAAAGACAAGATTCGTCAAAGCAAAGAGTACAAGACCATGATCTCGCCTGAGATTCGGCACATGGAAGAAGTCCAGGCCAAAGTGGATTCATTCAAAGAAGAAGACGATTTACCATTTTAATAATTTAACTACCATGAACAACATTGAACTTATTAAATCCGGTCCTCAAACAGGGGATCAGATTTTAGAATTCCAGAACGAAATACTGGATTCAGTTACAAACGGATTTGAAGACCCATTATTCCTTCTTGTAAAGCTTAAGGCGTTCACCAAGGCTCTGGATGGTGCAATAGACTCAATTCAGGAATACGCCTTGTCAGAGGCCCAGAAACACGGCAAGTCGTTTGCGATCTATGGCGCAAAGGTTGAGGTTAAGGAGATGGGCAGTAAATGGTTTTTCGATAAAACAGGCGACCCAATCATTGCCCGAATTGCAGAGCAGAAAGACCAAATCGGCAAGGCCGAAAAAGATCGTCAAGCTTTTTTGAAAACATTAAAAGAAAAAACCTCATTTTTGGATGAGGAATCAGGAGAGGTGTTTACCGTCTATCCGGCTCGCAAAGAATCAAAGACTGGAATTGCGATTTCAATAATTTAAAGAATTGGTTATTTTTTTGGTTGAAAAAAGTACGTGAAAAAAAAGAGGGGTTTTTGGCCCCTCTCTTTTTTTTAAGCATATCCATTCGAATACCCATTTGAATAGGATTCGTTAGGCGTTGGAATTACGCCTGTGTAAAAGCAGCTTCGAATACACCATTCACACCAGTTAGGCGGTCAGATGCCTTGAACAACTCCATTGATGGAGTGTAGATTTCGAAGAATTGATCTAAGAACACAGCGTAGTTCTCAGAACACTCATCAGGAAGGATACGAACGTCAATGTTCACGTTTGGCAATTGTGGAATTGGCATAGTGAAACGCTTCATTACCCCGATGTCACCAAAGTTTCCTACGTACTGAAGGAACGGAAGGTACAACATTGAACCCGGCATAAAGACGATAGCGGCATCTTCAGAAGAGAATTGATCCACTACGTTCTCATCCGTGAACAAACGCATTTCCTGACCGGCAGCACCTCTTACAGATGCGAAGTCGAAACCATTTGCACCCGGTCCGAAGTAGCGGCTATCCTGTTGGAAGATACGATCCATTGCACCGTAACCAGAGATGATGTGAGGCAATCCGTTGAACTTGGTTGCACGAGCATCCTGACGGAAACTCATCAATCCACCTGCGTTAATACTACCTGCACCATTCACATACGTTGAACCGTTCTGAACAACATAAGACTTTGAAGCAGCACCACCAACCCAAGTTCCTTTTGCCGCATCAGCGTAGGCAAGAATCTTCTTGTTGACCGCTTGAATCATGGCATCCATTGACAGTTGGAAGTCGCTGAACATCTCACGGATCACGGAAAGTTCAGTAGTAGCTGACCCCATTTCAGAGGCTTTCATTACGATCTGACGAGGGTCTTTTGAACCTGTCAAACGTACAAGTTCAGAGTAAGAAGAATCGTACTGACGAACAGTTGATTCGTTCAAAAGGAACTTACCACCGACATAGTCAGTAATGGTTACAACTTCTTCTTCGTACAACAGTTCAGAACCAGGAGTACAATCTTTTGAGGAAACGGTATCATCAGCAGTCTGGCGTTGCTTGGTAACAACCCGTACTTGCTTCTGATGTCCTGTTCCGTCATCGTTTGCCAACCGGATGATCTTACCAGATGCAAGGTTTTCGGCAGTGTTCAATGCTCCCAACGCTCCGGTGTTGATCCCGACCGTTTCGGCATTGTTTATGAGGTTAGCCGTCAGTGAGGTAAGTACCCCAAGGCTAATATTGTTTAATGCAACAGACATTTTTTTAAAATGGAATTACCGAACTAACCCATTGAAGGGATGTTCAGGTTCGCTAAAGCATTTGCCACCATTGGGTGTTGCTTCGGCTGAGTGCTACCACCGCCAGAAGGAGGGGTAAAGGGGGGAGTGGGTGAAGGATTCGGATTGCCACCTCCTGATTCCTTCATAAGTTTATGTTCTTGCAAAATTACAGAATGCAGGTCATTAAATGCAAATTCTTTACCGGATACAACTAAAGGTAATGTTTCATCCTTTGCGTTCACCAACCGGGCTGATAACGTGTCAGCATCAAACACCAACTTAGCTTCAAGTTTGGAAAGTTGGGCAGACATAGCAGCGTTATAGGTTGCCTCTCTTGCGATTTCAGGAATGGCATCATTCCATTGAACCGATGCCAGTTGATTACGCATCCAAAGGTTTTGTTGTTTAGCCTTCTGCGTTTCCAATATCTGGAACTTTTCAGTTTCAAACTTTGCTTTGGCATCTTCCAGAGCCTTTTGAGCCTCGGACAATTTGCGGACGTATTCTTCCGATCCGGGCTTGTGCTTCTTAGCCTCGTCAATTCTGGAATTGTACTTATCCAAAATCTTACTCATCCTTTGTCCTGTTGATTTGGATGCAGCCTTGATTTCTTCGATTTCAGTATCATCAAATCCTGATGCCTTGAGTTGATCGAATACGGCTGATTCCATCCCGTTGAATGCCATGCCGGTGAAATGGTTTTTAAGGTCAAGATTAGACTTGGCCGTATTGAAGTCCATCAGGTTTGTGTTCACCTGGTTGATTACGGAATCCGGTAATTCCAAACCTTTTAATGTATCAGCAGCAGATCCGGCCAAAGCCAGATCAAAGTCCTGATTGTCCTTTATTCCGGCTCTTGCCGCAATGCTCTTAATAAAGTCGAGTGCAGTTGCCATATTAAATCAGGGGATTGTTGTCGGTGGTTTCTGGTTCGGTTGCTTCTTTGTCGGCTTTCTTCAAAGCCTTCTCACCTGCCTTTAATTGTTTCAGAAGTTCAGGATTGGCAAGAACCTTCTGGATGAGTTCATCGTCTGACAATGGGTTCGTGTCCTGCTTGGTTTGAACCATTGTCTTTCCTGACAATTGTGATTCGTAACCGATTGGATAGATACGTTTCCAGATGGCAGGTCGTTGATTGACTGGTAAGGAGAGGAACTGTAATGCGGTGGTAGCATTTACTTCAATTTTGGCATCCACTTTAACAAGACCCGTTTCAGGGCTGATTTTAGTGCGGATTACCATTGCCCTTTCACCTTTTGCGATGGCTTGGCGGATGTAAGCTAATTGATCTGACATATAAATTTTATTGAGTGTGCTTAATTAATGAGGGATTGCAAGGAGTGACCTTTGCCTGACATATGACATGATTTCCCTGAAAACCGAACGACTTGACCTTGTCCTGTAATCCGGTTAGTTGCCAGTCAATGCCACCAGTTTGGGTGTGGGTTTCATCGTAAAAGAACTTAGCCGCAGTCTGATTGACCGAATAGGCATGGGTTAGCCACATTCCACAACCGCCAAAAAGCAGAGGGAATGATTCATTCTTGACTGGCTTAAATTCGTTTTTAATCGATTTGTTGTTACTGATGTAGCCAAAGTTCACATAATCCCAATCCGGCATTTTTGCGAAGTTGGTAAACACTTTTTCAGCAAATTGACCAAACCGGACATCGTCTTCCAGAATCAGACAGTTGTCAAGGCCCGATTCCATGAAGTCAGACCAGACTTGTCGGTGTGATGCAAAACATCCTATTTCACCTTGGCTCATCAGTTGCTTCCGGTTCTGCTTCTTAATAGAGTTGTCTACACTATGGCCGTATTTACAACCATTGTTAGCCGGAAATATCACAGGCCCGTTGCCATTGATATCCGTCACACCACCGACCCGATCAAACTCTTTAAAAAGGTTTGTCCGTCTGTTAGTGGATTTGGTTAGACTGATGATGTAGATTTTCTGAAAAGGCAAAACCATGTTTGCAAATTTACATTTGAATATTTGATTATTCAAATACGTTGCAATCGGAAATGGTTAGCACCTTTCGCAGACAATCGTTTCTACGTTGGTAAAGTCAATGCTGAAAAAGTAGGTCTCGAAATTGTGTTCCTCAGTTCCGAAGTATGTCTGAGCGATTGACTTTGCAGCGTTGTCCGTCCCTGTGTAGTTCAATCCAGGTATTGAGTTGATGATCGCAGTCAGGTTGAATTCCGCATCAGCATTCTTTGAATTACCAATCAGTTTGAACGTGACTTCTCTGGATAGCTTGTTGCGATAACCACCTTTGACCTGATCCTTTGGACTTGATCCGGTTCTGACGATGAACAACACCAGATCATAGTTATCATTGACGGCACAAGGGACTGCCTGCTCAATACTGGCATAATTAGCACCTTCGTTCTCTAAGATGACTTCGTGAGCCTCGCCATAGTTCAGGCAGTTGATCCCGAATTTCAGGCTTATTTTATCGCAGAGTTTAGAAAGGTCGTTGGTAGCTGTTGTCATTTTGAAAGGAGTTTTTGAGCCTGTCGGTTGATTACATCGAGACTGACTTGTAGTTCGCTTTTTGATAGATCAAAGATAGGTCCAAATCGTTGTTCGTTCCACGATGCCTTTTTAAATTCATCCGGCCCCAGGAATCCAAGCCCGTAGCTATTCGGGCCTGTTGGCCCCGCCTTAAAAGATCGCATCATATCGCCATTATAAGTCAAGTCAATAATTGAAACTTCCTCACGGCCTGTTTTAACTCTGTACTTACCATAGGCATATGAATATGCCCCAAACTTTTTAGGCGATTTAGTACGCATTTTAGTTTGGGCAGAGTTTTCACCATCATTTTGAATCCGTCTTTTCATGTCTGGTAAAACCACAATCACCGCCTGACGTAATACTTTGTTTGCATCCGTAGCATTCTGAAAGTTAGCCAGTTGTTGAGCCGCAAACGCCTGAAGAGAATTATATTTTGGCATTTCTTAAAATTAATTGTTGCAAATTAGAAAGTGATTCCATTATATTTGACGGACAAAACAAAATAACAAAAAAATGACCAACAAATCAGTATTTCACATTTCGAGCATCGTTGTAATGTCTCAGTCACCAATCCGTAGTTCAATCAGCTTGACCTCGGTATCGCTTCACGACATAGCTGAATTGGCTAAATTGTGGGGAGGAACGATTCGGATAACCTTTAAACAAGGTCAATCTGGAGCAATGATTTCTATTCAAGGATCATTTAATAATTGTGAATTTTGGGCGCACCATCACACAACTGTATTGGCTGGAAACCTTCAACAAGAGGTGTTTCAGTCTGACCTTTTTGTTGTAGCAGCAGAAACGAATCTGACCGTAATTGATAACCAATACTTAGTCCTTTCCGATGCTTCCTAACCGAGAAACCCGTAACGAACTGAAAGAGTCCTATCTGGGACTCTTCAGTTGGTTGATGATCACATTCTGTGTGATCATATTCCTGATTCACATTGTTGCTCCACAAGTCTTAAAACACTATGGAATCACCCATTAATCAGTACGGTGTTTACTACCCAAAAGGATTACTTAGAGGTGAGAAAGGCCGGATCATTAGCCCAGACAGTCAGGTTGTCGTTTTGTCGATTGATAATGAAGGAACGGCAAATGTTTGTCGATTCGGGGATTACAAAGATTCAATTTATACACACGTTAGCAATTTATCAAAGTGGAAAATCAAATAACAGTATGCCTTACATCCTGCGGTCGGTGGGATTTGTTGGAAACAACCATCAAAAGTCTTGTTCAATTTTGGGATGGGCCAAAGCCCGAAAAGTTTCTGATTTATGAAGATCAAAATTTGACGGATCAACATAAGACCATCCTGCATGACCTTGTCAGCAAGTCTATAAACGGTCAATGGCCGTTTGAAATCTTTACCGGAAAAGTCGGGCAGATTAAAGCAATTGATATTATGTATGAACAAGTCACAACTCCTTACATATTTCATTTGGAAGACGATTGGCAGTTCACTAAAACCGGATTTATCCAGAAGTCACTTGCGATTCTGGAAGAAAAGCCAATGACCTGTCAGGTCTGGATTCGTGAACCTAATGACCGCAATGGGCATCCGGCAATCGGGCAGGTAATCACTCTGGAATCTGGTGTCAAATATCAGTTGATGAAGACAGGGTACAGAGGTGTCTGGCATGGCTTCAGTTTCAATCCTGGTCTTCGCAGGTTGGCAGATTACCAGAAACTCTTTCCGAGAGCGATGTATGCCGACATCCATTGGTCACCATCTAATCCTTGGCAAGCTGAACAATTAGTCGGCAAGCAATACTTCAGACACGGGTTTCGGGCGGCAACATTGTTGGAGGGCTATTGTAAGCACATCGGGAACAATAGACACGTTCACGGATGAGCCAATTAAACCTTTTCACCGTTGATCCTAAACAGGCTAAATTTGAACGGTATCATGCTGAAAATCCTGAGATTTGGCAGCAATTCAAAGATGCTACCTTTGCCCTGATTCGGGTCGGTAGGAATCATTTTAGTGCGGATGCCATCCTTCATTCGATCCGGTTTAATACTGTTATTAGAGGAGGGAAAGACTTCAAGATCAACAACAACTATTCATCCATGTATTCAAGGATGTTTACGGCTAACTTTCCACAACACAGAGATTTTTTTGAACAACGAATTTTAAAGTAATGAATATAAAAACACTTGAACAGGCCGATGAAATTTTAAAAGATGTATTTACATTTTTAGATAAAGAAGGGCATCATATTATTTATGGTATACTTACCAAGGATCTTAAAGTTAATTACAACGTAAAAGGTAGCCCTGAATGTTTGGTTATTTTGTTTTCAGAAATTTTAAAAGAGCAAAAAGTTTTTAGGGCAATTTTAGAGACTGCTATTATCGATTTTGAAAGGGAAATGGCATCAAGAAATTAACAGACAACGAATATTGAAATGATACAAGCAAACGAATTACGAATAGGCAATTGGGTGCAACATCCTGATAGTCCAAACCCGCATCAGGTAAATACTTACGGGATTTTAAACCAATCTGAAAAAAACATCTTTGAACCCATCTCACTTACTGAAGACTGGCTTTTGAAGTTTGGGTTTGAGACATGGCACAAAAGAGATTGGGATATTGGAGGGGTTGGGGATGGGCAACTTTTGACAGTAACAACATATGCTAAAAACCCAATAGTTAGAGTATGGAATCAAGATATTATTCACATCAATTACGTCCACCAACTCCAGAACCTTTACTTCGCATTGACCGGAACCGAATTAGAATTGAAAAATGAAAAAAATTAAAGTTTACTCCCGATCAAGGGAAGGTGATACTTGGGATAAAATGAAGACATTTATTCCTGATGAAATTGAATGTGCAAGGGTTTGGGGTTACGACTCATGGCGTGGGGCGTTGTACTACCTTCTGGACATTCTTAGTTCAGATGATGATTATATTGTCAATGTAGATATTGATTGCTTCATCTATGATTGGTCAATAGTGAATCAAATAGTTTCTCAACTCGATGAATCAACAATGGTATTTGCCGGAATGCCAGACAATTTCGAAAACTCACCTCATCGATTTGGCAATTACAATCAGACTAATCCGTTTTTTAATGTTTTCAAAGTCAAAGAATGTCGGAGAATTGTTAATCAAATTTCTATGAATGAATTGAATTCATTTGAAAAAGAACCATTTGAAAAACTATTTGAAAAGTTATTTGAATATGGCAGGTTAGATTTAAAAGGTGAAACGCATTCAGATGGAATTTCAACTATTCTGGCAAACTCAATGATTCATACCTGGTATTCACGGGATGCTGAACATCAACCTAGAATTGAAACCCGATTTCAGGAATCGTTAGAATTATGGAAGAAAAACAAGGAATTATAGTCGTGCCATATCGAGACAGGCAGGCCCATCTATCTGCCTTTCTCAAAGCCCAAAACGGTAAAGCAATCATTATTGTTGAGCAGGAAAATGGAAAGCCATTTAATCGTGGCAAACTGTTGAATATTGGATTTCATCAGTCAACTGAATACGATTATTTCATTTTTCATGATGTTGATATGATTCCGGTTTTAGCCGATTATAAACCGGATTTCAGTTGTCCGGTTCATATCGCTACAAAGGTTCAACAGTTCAATTATAAGATGCCTTATGCAGAGTATTTTGGAGGCGTGACTATATTGGCTCATGATCATTTTATTCAGGCAAATGGTTTTCCAAATGATTTTTGGGGATGGGGCGCAGAAGATGATGAGTTGAGGAGAAGAATTGAAACTGTGGGATTGAAAATAAAAAGAAGGAATTGCAGATTCCTTTCTTTAAAACACCCTCATCAAAAAAACGATACTACTTATTTTCAAAATGTTGAAAAGTTCCACAATCCAATTAATGCAAATGATGGATTGAATACTTTGGAATATCAACTAATTTCAGACCGGACCATTAATTTGGTCCGGCATATTGTAGTTTCAATCTGATTTTATGGCCTCCTCCCAGTAGTCGCAATCATGGCCTGATCTTCACAGTCGAAGCACAACCCTTCAGCACCCAGATTCAACTGTTCAGCCCAATTATCAATGGCATCTTTGAACTTCTCTTCAAATGTAACCAGAGAACGCTCTGTGCGCTCTGTGTTGGATTGTGTGAAGTAATTGACACGGTTAGACCCTAACTTGAAACGGAGCGTCTGAGCGGCCAGTAAATTGCCCCATGATTCCAAAAGGAACTCCCGTTGTCCGCAGATGAATGAATCCAAAGAGCAGAGCAGTTCAGCATCCCAATAGATAGCTGATTGACTGAAGTCATTGTTCCATTGCTCACCTAATCCGTAGTTCAATGGGGCGGTCACCGGAAAGATATTGTAACCGGATGTATTCAACCATGAATAGTAACGAGAGGCACATTGGGCATCCATTCCTTGCCAGTTCCATGAGCCATTGTCAATGAATTGACCTGTTAGCGTTGGTAGGTTCGTGCAATCCACCAACATGGCAATGTTGATCTTGTCAAAGACCAACCCGAAGGTCTGACCGATGTTGATTGTGTTTGCCCCTGGTTGAACAGTCACGGTTGTTTCCCAAAGGACAGTTCCATCCTGACATTGGAATATCTTGATTGGCACATTAGCAACGGCAACTGCACCGGAATTGTAGATGTAGGCTTTCTTGATTCTCAGTCCGGCATACTTTGAACCTGCGATTGATGTGAACACACCTTTGAATATTGCCTCTTCAGGAACGGGATTAATTTGTTGCCATTGTTGGACGAATAGCCTGGATGTCTGGAAAAGTACCTGATCTAATCTTGCCCCGGCAAAGTCCTTTAATGCCTTCTGCACACTTGTCTTCAGTTCAAGATATGCCGTCTGTTGGATGTCCTTCCAGACCTGTGCAAAGGTCACCTGATCGCTTGATGCAACCTTGTCGATCAGTTCAGTTGACATACCGGGATATTGATTAATGTACACACCAGATTCTGGTTCGGTGGTTGAGCAACCCCGTAGGCCAATGAAATTTTCCAAACAGCTATTCATGGTTCAATTTTTTGTAAAAATACAGCAATTTTTGTATCTTTGAACTGTTGCGGAGTAGTGGCCAAAACAAAGAACTTGGTTTTTAACCTTAAAGCCTGATTGAGCAGTCCACTACCTGTTTGATCGGGCTTTTGAATTTTTATGAAAGTAGATTATAGAAAAGAATTAAGAAGAATTGAACGAGAAAAAAACAAAGTTGAAATTGAATCATTGCCCGGTGAAATCTGGAAAGATGTAGTTGGTCTTGAAGATTCTTATATGGTCAGTAATCTTGGAAGGGTGAAATCAAAGGAAAGAACTATTCAGCAAATTAGTAGATGGGGCAGTGAAATGAAAAAGCCTTATCCTGAAAAAATAATAGTCCCTTCTTCCAATCGTGCTTATTTAATTATTGGATTAAGCAAAAGTAAAAAATTGACAGTTCACAGGCTGGTTGCTACACATTTTATTCCAAACCCAGAAAACAAGCCAGAAATAAACCATATTAATGGGATTAAATTTGATAATAGGGTAGAAAATTTAGAATGGGTTACGAGGTCAGAAAATACAATTCATGGATTTAAAACTGGATTAATAAAAACAAAAAAAGGTTCTGAAAGAAAAGATAGTACGCCAATATCTCAATTTGATTTAGATGGAAATTGGATAAGAGATTGGGAATCTCAAAGACAAGTTCAAAGAGAAACTGGTTTGAGGCAAGGCAACATAAACCACGTTTTAAAAGGAAGATGCAAAAAAGCACATGGATATTTGTGGAAATACAAAGTAGCTACTTAAGTCCTGTAAGACCTTTTTTCTCGGCCACTCTGTATTGAGTTTGAGTTATTGGATAGATTGTGTGCCTACAATTCCAGCCACCAGCGAAGGAAAATATAGTTGATTTTGTGGTTCCTGCTTTGCGACCATTCCAGTTTCCAAGATTAGCCCAGTTTTCAACTTCGGACTTTTTGAAGTATCGCCCATGTCTGGCCCGACAAAAAGACCGAGTATCTTTAATGGCCGTGCCGGAATAGAAAAAAAACTGAAGATTTAAGTCTTCGGCAATAGTTTCTACATATTGTCTGGAAAAGGTCATCACAGAATCATTTGTGACGGTTGTTATGTATCGATTCAGGTATGCCTTTTCTGCTTCCGTGCCTTCTATGAACTCTTTGAGGGTTTTCTGAAGCAACGTCCGGTTGGTAGTTCCTGATGCGTTGGCCTTCAGCGTTTCTTGTATTGCATTGGCAAAATTATTCCTGATGCCTGAACCAAGAAGCATATCCTTTGTAATCTCGATATTGGCTTTCAGGATTTCCTGATACAACACCTCTTTCGCATTGAACCCGTCAATCAGTTCACTAAAGTAGAGATCAGATAGTTTCTTCAGGTCTTTAAAGCCATCCAGAACCCGACCAACTTCTTTGACGTATTCCGGATTGGTGACAATGACATTTGTCAATTGTGTTTTCAGTCCGATGATTGCCCGAATATTTGCGGCCCTTTTCTTTGGGTCTAATGGAAGATCGTTGGTCAATTCAATAACCTGATCGGATAATCCTTTGAATATTTCAGGCAGTCGGGAGTTCATGCCCTCTTCAAGTTCAGCTTGTAAAGTCTGAATCCGTTTGATTATGTCAAGTTGCTTGTCGGTCATTGTACAAAAATAGTATATTTGCACCGAAGCGCATTTGCACCGAATGTAACTTTATTGTCTGGACGTGGGTTCGAATCCCTCCATCTCCACAAATACCCTTCGCCGGGTAGCCGTTCTAAACTCCGATAGGAACGGCAAAAACTTAACAGCCCCGTAGGTAGTCCCTACGGCCTGACCCACAGAAATGTGGGTTTATTAAAATGGGGATGACTGGTATTGACAGCGATAGAATCTGAGGGAGTGCTTCAAAAGCCATAAACGGCAAAACCATTCAAGTAAACTTCGCCCCTGCACAGGTTCGTGCGGCTGCATAGTTGGAAGCCTTACCAGAAATGGTAGGGCTTTTTATTTACGTATCTATTCAGGCATCAACGTAACCAATCCGGCTTTGATTTCTTTTTGTTTCTCCATTGCCATTGCCTTCACATCGGCTCGTTGCTTTGGCCTTGGTTCATTAATCCAATCCATATTGACTTCAATCAACTCCGTGACGAATGAACTCAGATAAGCCGATGTGATGTAGTCAAGTTCGGTACAACCCATTGAATCCTTGAGAATCAGTTTCTCTTCTGCGGTCATATACGGCAATGGATCAAGAGCCGTCTTGATTTTTAGAACCTTCAACTGATAGCTATTTTCACCAAATACTTTCTCTGTGTACTGAGCAGTCAGGCCCATTGTAATGATCGGGTCAAACTGGTTTTTAATCGCATCAGAAAGGTTAGCAGACAGGACTTGTGTGGTTAGCACATCATAGTCTGACGGTATCACAACCTTGGGCTTGTTGGCCTCGATCTGATCCAATGTCAAGAGCCTTGATTCGATTTCCGTCCGGTATCTTTGCAGGAAAATGGCAAAGGATATTTCTTCAATCAGATAGCCAAGGTGAACCGCTACCTGAAAAAAGAAGGTGTTTAGTTCCTTCCGGTCGTATTGTTTAGCGATGCCAGATTGCGATGCAGGTACATTTGCTAGTAGTTCAATTCCAATCGCTTGGAAGCCTCGGTATATGTCGTCATCAATGTCCTTCTTTTGGGCTTCAAGGGCTGCAATGTCGAGTTGGATATATCCGGCAGGTGGGCCAGTTGGATATTGGACATCTGGATTGGTTGCGTTCTTCTTTTGCAGGTTTATTTCGATGGTGGCGAATGGTGAACCTTCCGATCCCAGTCCGTTTCCGCTACAGCTTGAGCAAGTTCTTTGTGTATTGTCCTTTCCAGATAACAAGCCTGATCCGTTACAGGTCTTGCATGGGCTGTTTTTATAACGCCAAAAGATTGGATTTGAATGAAGGGCTTTATTAACCAAAAGATCGTCATTGGTAAACAAGGCATCATTCCATGCAGGGAGACAAGGAGTAAGGATTGAATCATAAACTATTTGACCATCTTCAATTTCACAGATTACCGAACCAAGCGAATAGATCGGATATTGAAGGAATGGATAAGGTGCAACGAACGTATCGAATACATCCTCGCTTCCGTTGTAGGGTCTTATCTGACGAACCAGAACCAGACCTTCCATTGAGATGGCAAGGAATTGGTCATACTTTCGTTGGACCTTGTCACCGTCCTTATTTTCGTATTGATCCAGTTTGAAAATTATTCCACCATCAGCCTTGTAGACGATGTGATCCTCTTCAAATACGTGAGGGTATGGTTTCTCCCAGTTGATGAACATTTCATTGCCTGGTGTTGGGTCTTCAATCCATGATTCCAGATCAGGACCGACAAAAACCACCGAGTTTGGGTTCTCCAGGTACTTGGATAAACCCAATGAGAAAGTCCATGTTTCGATTGAACCAAACTTTGGCAGATTTTCAAGGCAATAGTTCGATGGTAATCCTTTCGGGTTGCTCTCGCTTATCCCGATGTCGGCAAAGTCATTCTTGAAAATGATCTTGAAATCATCCGCTTGCTGAATCTTTTGCAGGGTAGTATAAACCCTTCCGGTTGCCGTTCTTGTTTTTGGTTGCCATCGTTCCTTCCGGTAGATTTTCATCCAATCCTGCTCACCCGGATGCTGCACACGAAGCAACTTCTTCGGGTAGTCTTCGTCAAAGTGCGGCTCCAGTTCATCCGCAATCTCACGGATGTCATGGATGTACTCTGATTTACCCTCTCTGATTTTGTCTTTCGAAAGGAGTTTGATGATGCCCAAAAGAAGTTGCTCGTTCACGTTATTATGCAGTTACAGTTATTGATACATCAATAGTTCCAAAGATACATCCGGCTTCGTTGGATGCAACTACGGTCAAGACATAATCCCCAACAACTTGCGGATCAATGTCAAGTGAACCAGTTGTTGCGTCAATCGTTGCGCCTAAGTTGGCAATAACGGCAGCAGATGAACCGAGTGACCAAACAGTTGATGGAAGACTTTGTGAACCAAAATCGTAGTTCAGAGAGGCTGTATACGTTTCAGTCTGAATGAAACCGATTGGTGCAGCAATCGCATCAACTCCGCTTACCTCGTAGAACAGACCTTCAAGTAATTTATCCGTGTCGAAATCAGAAGGAACAGGGTTTGAATCTGCCACCCATTTGATCATCGTTTCACCGTTGATAAACTGAGTCAGGTCATTCTGGATAACTGGATCACCGATAACGGTTACCTGCGTTCCAGAAGCATCCCAGTACAACTCCGGTGTGAAGTAGTACAGGTCATAGTTCTGTGAAGAACGAAGGATTTTATTGTACGAATCCACGTTGGCAATAACCTGAGCATCGATGAAGTTCAATGTGTGAGTTTTCGCCCCTGGTCGATTGATACGCAATCCAACACCCGGAAGTTCTGCCGTTTCTGGTTTCGGCTTGTCACCTGCAATGTTCAGGAACATGATAGCATTCCCGTCAAGTGCTTGGTAGAAAATGGAATCCAGAAGAGTAGTAGCATCTGTCTTGTCGATGAGGCTAGCAACGGTCTTTTTCACCAAAGCTGCCCCAATGATCCGACCTTTATAATCCACGTCACAACGGTAGTTCTTATAGCAAGAAACCGGAGGACAATTGAGAGTAATATTCATTTGAATGTTTGAATTTTAACACCCTATGCAGGCGTTGTTATTGGGCTGAAAGCCCTGAATCAGTGCGGAAAACTTCATTTGTGCAAGTTTTCTATAAGATGTTTTGTTACTGAAATCCTGAACGGTGGCAACGTCCAAATCCCCACTAACAAATATTGATTGGTCTTCGAAAATTAGGATCGGGCATCTTGTGGCAGAAAATACCGCATTCCTTGTTTCTAAGTCCAAATAATCCGAATGCAAATCTACGGTTAAATCAGAATAATTGGAAGGTCTTTGATACGTTCCATCTGAGTTCCGATAAATTGACTCTTCAATCTTTGGCTTTTGTCCTGCCCCGTTGATGGGTAGCCGTAACTGTTGCATCCAACCGGAATAGTATTCAAACCCCTCAATAATGGCATCCTCAGACGATCCGAATTGCCACATTGAACTGAAGCAATCCTCATTGTTCAAGTAAAGTGTATTCGAGAACGCAAAGATTGATTGGTAAGGGTAGTTGTCATCGTATAGCCCGAATACATAGCATCCATCTGGTGCGGATGGGATTGTGACAGTTGCTTGGAATTGAGTAGCACTTGAACATCTTATGTCATCTGAAGGAACAATAAGAGCATTAGCTACAAATTCAGCAGTTTGAGTAGATGGATAAAAATCTGCAACATCAAATATGAAAATAATCCCGTCTGAATCGGTATAAACATAAGAGACAACAACTTCATTAAGGGCATTAATGTAGTCAGCAGTTTCTTGTCCATAGTTTAGAAAATTGCTAATTTCAGACCAAGGAACAGTATAGCTAAAAACCAAATCCCCATTACAATCGTATCCATTATACGTATTATCAACGTCTGAATCAAAAATATTGAGGATGTCGGATTCAGTTAATTCAATTGAAATATTTGCAGTAAAGCACTCTGGATAAACTGCCGTTCCAATCTCACTCACAAAGTTTAGGTTCTCATCGAACAGACCGATTTGACAAGAGGTTAATCCGGTCAGGTTGGCCTGTTCAGGAATGATGTTGAATTGATAAGTGTCACCCGTTTTGATCGGCATCTGGAACGTGTCTACCTCTTCAGGTTCACATCCATTGTCAAACTGAATCAAATCCATGTCGTACCAATTGCCTTGGAACAATTGACCTGTCAATGGTTCATACGGTAAATCTGTGGCAATGACGTAATCTGATAAAAACTGATCAATCGCAGATGAACTATCAATCACGAATCTCTGAAAGTACCAGAAAGAGCCGTCAGTACGTGCTACTAAAGCAAACGACCTTTCACCTGTAAACAGGGTTGAAACCCGTTCAATCGCCCCTGATGAATCCGTGTCGGTGGTTACCGTGTAATCATCGGGAAGATGCAAGAGATTGATTGCATTGATCAGATCACTAGCCGTCAAAGTCTGGTCAGCGATGGTCAATGAAATGATCCGTTCCATCAGACTCAGGATGTAATTCTGAGATGGAATCAAAGCTGAAAAAGTCACGGATTTCACCGGGGCAAATGGGTTTGATTGTGCCGGATACCGACCAACAACGCCCGTGTCCAGATCAACCTCCCAATCCTTACCCCTCGCAATTGAACTGGTTGCAATGCCCGTTGTCCGGTCGAATGAATAGGTAATCGGGAATATGGCTGAACCGTTCTGATAATAGATTTCCAAAGCCCGTTTAACCAATAATTCCACATCTACAATCGGGTCATCGTAGGCTTGTGTAGCCGTAACAATAGTATAAGCGTCGAACACGGAATCAACCACAATACCATCGACCAAGTCCAATGTCATGATTGCCTTCTGCGTTGAATCAACGGCATGGAGTTGGTCATTCTGGACATTAAATATCAATGTCTGAGTCCCTGAAATGGTTGGGTAAGGCTTTGGATAAACCAATCTTAATTCACCACCTTCTTCAGGCAGATTCAAGGTGTCAATGTTAGCCTGAAAGTTCTTAATGGCCGCACCAATGGTTTGACCAACCAAATCCCCGTTCGAATAAAGGTTTTGAAACTCCTTTGACTTGGTTGACTGAAGACTGTACCCTGGTTCAAATCCACCATTGACATTGGCCGGACTGAATCGGTAGAAAGGATGTGCGTTGCCCATTATGATATCGGGAATTTAGTGTAGGTTCCGTAAACCCGAAGGGTGTGATCACCTTCTGTTGCATCCGAAAACGCTGAGAGTGCTAAACCACCTGAGTTATCGGCTGCTTTATAGGTCAAAAACAAGTTATGTGTATTTGGCACATTCACCGGAAAGGTTAATATAGATGTTGTGCCAGAACCAATACTAACATTCATAGCGGCACTAAATGCTTTGACATTACTCTCAACCGTGCCAATAATTGACATATAACCCGTAAAGTCATATGGGGTCGTGCCGTCATTATTCATTAGAATAGTAGCTGCAATCAATTGCAGATAACTAACCTCGTCATTCTCTACTAATAGAATTGGGTTAGTAGCCATCCCTTGAATTGCAGCCGTGTCTGTGATGGTTACATCAAACTCATAACGAATTGCAAAGGAATCATTGACATCCTCGTTGTATGCCCTTTCTTCATCCGGTGTGATGTCACCAGTTTCGTTGTTGACAAATAAGGCTGCATTAGCCGCATTTAGTTCTTCTCTTGTTTTCTGTGCCATTAGATTTCGAATGTTAAGATTGATTCAAGGGCTTCAATTTGACGGGCAGAGAATTTCATATCTTCACCTTCTAAGGACAATACTTTCAAATCCAAATCCTCCATTTCACCCGACTCATCCCATCTTTTGAACACTATTGAATCTGCAATTGTGTGGTATTGTTTTAACTCGCCATCCGCATACACTTCCTTTTTTGGCAGTATCGTTTCAAATTCAGCATTCAATTCTTCCGTGTACTTTTCACCAATTGATTTCAATCGGTCAAGATTTCGCTTAATGCGGTATGCGGTTGTAAATGAGAGTTCTTTATTGGTTAAATCACTCAGGGCAAAGTACAATTGAGCCGCCTTGCTTATTTTGATTGTCATGCTGATTTTTTGCTTTAATGGTGGAAAGATACGAACATGAACCCAAATTAGACAAATACATAGCTGAAATCCCGTTCTTTGCAAAATGAAACGCATTCTTATTTTACTTGCCTTCTTGCTGACAGGGTCGGTACAGGCACAGACATTTCTTGTTTTCGGGACTAGCATCGAACGTGGCGGAGGGGCTACACATCCGGATAGTAGTTGGGTGGGACGATTAAAGAAGACTGTAAAACCACAAACGGTGGTGAATATGGCAATCTCTGGCAGCACATACATGGATAGTATTCCTACCTCGATGTGGAGTGCGTTGTATCTTTCACGAAACTACAACCCTACCTACATCATTCTGGGAGGGGCTTTCAATGATAGCAAATTCAATCCTCAAGTTCGCTTTCAACAAGAATATGGTCGGTTTCTGGATAGTGTTCGGAAGTTCTGGCCCAACGCTGAGATTATCTGCAACACGCCCATTAAATGCCGGAACTATCCAACCTTTCTGGATATTCTCGATACCGTTATTGTACCAGTAACTGTTGAGGAAGCATACGCTGCCGGGGCAAGAGTTTGTAATCTGTGGATGTTACCTTCCTCTGTGGCCGGACCAGACGGAGTGCATCCTGATAACGCAGGATATTTAAGAATGTTCCGGTCGTGGTGGAGTTGGTTTCAAGGGCCGATATTAACAAAAAAGACCCCTATTATTGAGGGGCCTGTTATTGAAATGAAGATCGGAGGCAGGGCGTTTAAGAAGCAGATTCCTACTTATTAGACTTGCCTACCAAGTTTAGTTTGAAACGCCTGGACAAGTGTGTTTAGATTCGCTGCATCCGAATCCGTCAATGAACTTCCAACCGTAGCCATTCGTATGGCTTGGGTTGATACAAATGTAAATCCTTGCGTCATAAGACCAACATCTATATTAGCAGCATTTGGCAAAGTGGTAGCTGAAGCTGTTGTGGTATTCCTTGCAATAGGTATTCCAGCAATATAGGCTGATGCAGAGTTTATGGCTGTCCTTGTTCCAATAATATACCCCGTAGTTCCTGTTGTACCTAAAAATATATTAACACCAGTTGCTCCCCCAAATTGCGCCCCAAAAGAGGTAGTATTTGTATATATTCTAAAAACTTGACCTACAACACCTGCATAAGACCCAAATGGGGAAACTAATCCTCCTGATTGTGATGTGCCTACATAGCAACTTATGTGATAGCTGGTATTGCTTAATAGTGTTCTGACATTAAACGGAATTGAGCCATAGCTAGTGGTGGCCGTAGTTGTTTTTTGCAATCCGTTTGCAGTTGATGTAGTAAATGCAGTACCAGTGAATACTATGTTATAATTGGCAACATCTTTCAAATTCCATTTTTGGGCATTCAAAGAACTGCCTATGAATGGATAAATGAGGTTCAATTTATCCCATAGTCCCGTTCCAACTAATCCCCAAACCAAATTATTAATGGCATTAATTTCAGTCCTGGTCATTTGATATCCGATGCTTGCTTGAGCATCGATATAAGCAAAGACATTTGGATGTAAAATTTGAGGGAATAAAACCGTTCCGACATCTCCAACAACTACAGTTCCGGTCGGTCCTCCAAGTGCTGTTAGTGGCATATTAGTTTAGGTAGGTAGCGGTAACAATTGAAGCAGTAATAGAATTGGCAGCGTTTGCGGTCACCCAATCGGCTTGCAAGTCAATGGCAAGTGTTCCTGTGGTGTTGATTGATCCAGATGTACTACTTACTTGAAAATAGTTTTGTAAACTACTTCCAGTATGATTTAGTCTACCGATTCCCATAAATTGAAGAGTTCCAGATGCTCCTACGGTTCTGCAAGTCAATGTAAATTCTGCATCATAATATACTGTTGTCAAACCTCCATTATGGGAAAAGGTTATTGTTCCAACTGCTACACCACCGATGGTCAATTTTAATGCACATTCTTGACTCCCTGAGTCTTGGTTATAAGTTCCTGATACAAATATTTTAATCGTCTTACCTACTGCAAAAAAACTGGCAGGTAATGTGGAGCTTCCAATTAATGTTCCAAGTAGTGTTGTAGAGGTTGCTGTATTGGCTACCGTTATTGTATTTGTCTGAGTAAATATTCCCAATGCCGTCAAGTCACCCGACTTGGTAAGATTTCCAGAGGTATCGGCAATAAGTACCCCAGAGGATGAACCTGTGGCAAAGTCAGAGTTCCTTGCCGTTGTCAATACATTGGTTGCTCCTGTTCCTTTGTAAAGAACAAGATTCGGAACGGAAGATACGTTCTGATAAGTCAGCATTCCGTCAGTTGTTCCGGTAAAGGCTGCAGACGAAGGCGTTAGTGTAAAGTGTGGAACAGATGCCGTTCCTGCACCTAAGGCTAATCTTGCGGAAATAGTTGTTCCAAATCCAATCCCTAATCGGTTGTTGGTAGCATCAAAAAAGAAGTTTGAGTTTGATTGTGCTAAGACTCCCGAAACACCTGCGTATAATACGCTTCCTGCGGTTGCACTCGTAATTGAACCACCGATTGCCATTCCACCACTACCTGATGGTGCGGCCCATGTTCCATCGGCTCTTAGGAAATTGGTTGTGCCACCACCACTTGCTACAATTTTCTCTAAGTTTCCGCCAGAAGCCCTTGTCAGAATGGTAGCCGTTGAAAAGGATGCACTAGTTGAAGGCGTTGCCGTTAGTGCTACGGTTGCATTGTTAAGGGTCAATGTTCCCGTAGCTGCCCCAATTGCTATGGTGGTAGCCGCACCTGCAAAGTTTATTGTAGTGGCAGTTGTATTGAGCAACGCAAAAGACGCAGACCCCGTTGTAAGGCTCGTAGTAACCACCGGAGAGGTTAGTGTCTTATTGGTTAAGGTTTGTGATCCTGATATCGTTACCACTTCAACGCCATTCGACTGAAGAACTCCCGTTCCTTTTGGTACAAGGTTTATATTGATGTCTGATGATGATCCGGTTGCAGTCATGGCAATCGTTCCTGTACCTCCTGCAAATCCCCAATAATCAGCAGAGGCTGCACCGATATTTGTTCCTCCATTTAATGAAACGCCTGTCCCTCCACCTGCACCAAATAAAGCAACTGTCGTACCTGAACTATTAAGAATTGAAACGCCACCGCTTCCACTTGCTTTGAAGTCTGTTCCAATTAATGCACCTGAAGCAAATGTTACGGCAGTTCCGTTTGTAGTAGCCCCAGAAATTCCACCAAAAGCCCCTGCGTTATTGTATTGTAGCTGAGTTGATGATCCTCCTGGTGATCCACTTGCAGTAATTACCGTCCAAACTGCGGTAGTTGTTCCTGAAGAATATAGATACTCAATTTGAGTGTTAAAATCAATAATTCTGCTTTTGCCAATCAAATACCCTGCTGCAACATTTTGACCTGCACCCGGAACACCATCAAAAAAAGAATAAGGAGTAGATACGATAAAATCCTTTTGCTGACCCCTGAGTAAAGTCGGAGTGATTAACTTCGTGGTGTTATTAGGAAAATTACTATCTACCTGTGAATTTAATTCCGGTAATGATTTTGCTGTTGCCATTGTTTTTTATTCGTTTAAGAAAATCCGTCTGAAAAACCATCTGAAAAGGCTTTTGCATCCCCGATTTTGTTTGCCAAAGTTAATTTTAAAGTTGAAATTCCAGAATTAGGGTCTTGCGGTTTGTTTGTCGCATCTTCAATGAATCCGAAGAGTTCAAGACTCCCGGATGTGACCCTAACCAACCCGTTGCCATTGTAACTCATGTCAATAAATGAACAGAGGGTTTGTGGTGCATCAAATTCAACGGTGATTGGTTTCATCAGATATTCCGCTTCACCAGGAACTAAGATATCCGGCCCGATGTTGGTATTTTCAAAGAGTACATCAGATGCACCATTGATTACTTCCATACATCCTTCTGGTTCAGATGTCGAATCAATCCGACTGGAATAATCCGTGAAGTATTGCCCAACCTGAAAGGCAAGGATCGCCTTGGCGGTTGGTAAGCCATAGGTGTGCATTCCTAATATCTTCCACCACCGAGCCGCAATACGGGCAGGTGAATTGAAGACATTGTAAACCCGGTCAATCGGGCCGTTGGATTCTGCGATGAAGTTTGAACCGTAGCTAACTGTTCCGGGTGCAAAGGTTTTACTTCCCGTCTCACCTTCCAACCGATAACCGATTCCTGGTTCTGTATCGAGATCAACCGTGACCTCATATCGATTCGTCCAGATGATGAACAAATCGTAATCATTGGGCCTATCAGATGATCCTGAGTCATCCCTTAAGAATTGCAATCGTCTGTAAAACTCAATTGCATAACCCGATCCAATGATGTCGGATAATAAATCGAGACTAACAGATGAATTATCGGCCCTTGCTTTATTGGCAATAAAATAGTTCCTGTCTGCATTGATTTCAGTTAGTGCTGAAATGGCAATGTTCTTGAACTTATCTGAATAGCCGATCTGAATATTATTCACCAGTTTATCAGACATTGCACTCTGCATGATCTGACCGACTTTTGGGAATGATTGAATGACTGTGTTGGTATTAAAGAAGTAATCAGCCTTTTCAACTCTGAGTTTCCAAGAACCGTAAACATCTTGTTCAAACTGCCAACCTAAACAGAATATCCGGTTCAGTCCATCAAATAACTTTTCAAAGGATGTCTTGATTGCATAGATGTTGTCCTCATCTACATTAACGCATCCATTTGCAGCCTGCTCGATTGTGATGGCATTACGAAGGTATAAACCCGTTGTTATAAAGTTATTCCAATAGCATCCGTCAGGATCGCTGAACGTATCAGAGACTAACCCGTCAGGATTACCTGTCAATAGGTAGACGGCCCGTTGTAGGGCATTGTAAACCGTCAGGCCATCGGTGGTAGTTGCGTCAGATGCGCCATTTAATTCCGTAAGAGTTACACAACAATTTTCACAGAGGTAGGCCAGTCTTTTAGTCAATAATCCGGCAGGAGGGGTAGGAGGACCAACAGTTCCGTTGAATCCCCATTGCATAAAAATAAACACCCGATCATCAGGGGCTACTGTTATTTCCTGTTCAACTGCAAATTCCCAATCAGTAGGCGAAACATCATCGTAGGCGGCTATTGGTGAATCATACAGATAGTATCGGTAAGGTTCCCCTCCTACGGCAGTTTTGACTTGAATTGAAAAAGTGATATTGGCAGTATCTCCACTAAGTCCGGCTGCCAACCATTCAAATACCCCATTTGCGGTTACATTAAATTTTAGCTTTCTGGTGAATAGAGTATTATTGATAAAGCATGGGCTTGTTGTTGTATACCTAGTTGATATTGGTGGAAATGTAGTTCCAAAAGAACCTTTGAAATCTGAATTTATCCAATATGCCGGAAGCAATGCAGCAAAATAATCAAGATCCCATCCGATGACACTTGTATAATCAAGACTTGTTACTGAATTCGAATAGTTCCTTGCCTTGCCAATCAGAAACAATTCCTGCGTATGGGTCACAATCGTATCCAGAACAACGGGAGTGATGGCGTTTTCATCCAAGTCCTTTGCTGACAACAAATCAATCTCTACGTTCTGACGGGCCAAAAACTGTTCACGGAAATTGTCTTCAATAATTCCAACGGTCACTTCGAATCCATTGGTATCACAGACGTTCTTTTCGGAGTAAATTGATAGATTCAGGAATCCAACAAAGGCATACGCTGAACCGTTCACGTTCACATCCGATTGAATCAGGATAGCTATTTCAGCATTGATGTAGTGAACATCATATTCAGCCTTTATCAGCTTTGCGGCCTTGCCGGTAAAGGTCAATTCAGTTGAGAATGGCGAATCAATCCCGTAAGAAGGTAGCCTTTTGGCCGTGAATTCGATTGCATCCCATCCAATGGGTTCAGCAACCTGAATATTGTTTAAGTAAAACTTCCATCCTGCCATGTGACAAAGGTAAATAAAAAAAGGGCCGAAGCCCTTTATTCAATTATTGTTATTGTATGTGGTCTGCGTTCAATTTCGTATTTTTTACCTCTGCTTCCGTCTGGCAAGATTGTAACCCAAAGATTAACTACATCATGATCCCTTGCTAATTCATAATGATCGGCATATACCTCAATTGTGGTTGCAGGAAGAACAACTTCTTTTCTTTTCATAACAACTACATACTCTGGATATGTTATTAAAACTTTTGTGGCAGACCAAAACTTGTAATTCTGCTTAATGTATTCAGCCCTTAGGGAAGACCGTTTCCGGTCCATATCTTTCAGTTCAATATGTTTTTTATTGATTTCAATTTCAATTAATTGAAGTTCAAATAAATACTCTTTTTTAGTCATTTCTGGTTTGTTTTAATTTGCAACAAAAGTAAACAAGAGAATTAAATTAGCAAACTATTTTGCAACAAAAAACCCGACCTTATGAGCCGGGCTTTTTGAAAACAAGCGAAAAAACAAAAAAGATGGATAAAAAACCTATGTCTGCAAAGTAGCAACAAAAAGAACTAATTACCAAAACGATTGTTTAGGATTCTGGTTTCTCTTGATTTGGTTTGAATCTTCTTTGTGAACCCTCGTTCGTCCATCGTCAGGGATGTGATTGGGAGTTTCGACAATGTGTCCTTGATCGAAATCAATTCATTCACTATGTGACCCGTTGCACCGTCACCACGGCCTTCTCTCATCAGCTTTGAACCCATGTATCGTTCAGCCCTGATCACCTCGTTGTGTGGGATTACCTGAGAGCCTTTTGGCAAATCGACCAAAGTAGCTACTCCTGGTGTTTCGTACACCTGACCGGATGTGGTTACAACCCACTCTTTACCGATTTCACCGACAATGGCCTTTCCACCTTTGAAAGGCTTACCCTTCGTTCCTTCCTTGAACTCGGGTGTTGGTTGGGCTAATATGAACCCAATCTGGGCTGCTGCTGCTGCGTATGATGCAATGGCTAATGGTGCGGTAATAACTCCGGCTATTTGTTGGGCAATGATTGGACCGACTCTAAAAACAACCTCTGCAACTGCGGCCATTCTTTGGGCTTCAAATGCTCTGGTTCTGATCTCCCTTTCTTTCTGTGCTTTTTTCTCGTTCAATTCATTAACCTTCTGCTCATTATCTCCGGCCAGACGAAGTTCAGCATTGTATTTATTATTCAATGCCGTCAGTTCGTTTTGAGCTTGTTGTTGGCGTAGGGTGGCAAACCCTTGAACAATGTTATTTGCCAATTGTGAGTATGCCTCAGTTATATTTATAATTTCTTGCCATTTTTCTTTTTCATCTTTAATGAATTCTTTGTTTGCTGATTTATCAATGTCAACGGTTTGCAGTTTCTTTTTCTGAAGGTTTGCAAGGTATTCATCGTAAGACTTTTCAGAATCTTTGTGATATTGGTCTAAAATGTTTTTGCCTTCCATCCGGTCTTTAAGGTCTTGCTGAATCAAGTCCTCTCCGGTCTTTTTACTTTGGGCTTTTAAAAGGTCTGTTTCTTCTTTGGCAAACGTCAATCCTTTGGCGGTGTATTGTCTTCTCAATTCAAGTTTGGCATCGTAAAGAGCCTTGTCAGCCGCAAGGTTTCCTGCTCGTGAATCCATTTCAATTTTACGGATTTGAGTAAGAAGTTCAAGACGTTTTTCTTCCAGTTTAAATTTTTCTTTTAGGGCTTTTATATCTTCTTCATTTAATGTTGTAGGTGGGGGTGGAGGCGGTTTTATTTCAGATAGTTCTTTTAGTGCTTTTAATTGACCGTTATATTTAGATATTAATAAGTCTTGTGCTTTTATTTGTTCTTCATAATATGAAGCAATACCGCCTTCTGCTAATTTTTCAAAAAATCCTAATTGTTCATATCTTTTCTTTTCTGCGTCAAGTTGTTTTTGTATTTCTTTTTTTCTCGCCTGTGATTCTTTTTGCATTTCTATAATTTTCAATCTTACGGCTTCTTTTTCAGCCGCAGGTAAATCTTTAATTACAGAATCAATAGTGCTTTGATATCCTTCTCCTGCTGCGTTTTCAACTTTTTGTAAATCAGTTTCAAAAGCTTTAGACCAATAATTAAAAAGATTTGTTGCTCTTTTTGTTACGAACCCAATCACGCCAACTTCTTCATCGGCAGACCTACCTAATGATATTAATAATTGATCATACGCATTTTTAAATCGTGTTACTGCTTTGCCTGCCGAATCAATTCCAGAAGCTTTTTCAGCCATTATTCCCATTGCGTTTGTAAATGGAATAATGAACTCTTCTTGTGTTATTTTACCCTGACCAACTAATTTAGTTAGTTCTTGAGTTGTCAATCCCATTGCTTTGGCGGCAATAGCAAAAACACCAGGTAGTCTTTCCCCAAGTTGTTGCCGCAATTCTTCCATCGACACAACTCCTTTTGAAATTATTTGTGAAAGGGCTTGAAAAACACCATTTGATTGTTCTGCACTCAAACCAAATGCAGATATTGCTTTTGAAGTATTTAGGAAAATTTCTTGTACTTGTTTATTTGAATATCCTGCCTGACTTGCTGCCCCTGAAATTGTTTTAAATCCTTGTGATGCAGCTTCAAGAGATATTCCTAATTGATTTGCGTTTTCTTTTAAGAAATTAAAATTCGCAGACCCTACTTCCATTGATCCAGAAGTAAAATTGATTGCCTTTCTTAAAGTATCAAATTCAATTGTAGTTTTTAATACTTGTTCCGAAAATGATTTAATTGACGAAATGGCAAACGCCCCTGCCAATAAACCAGTAAGTTTTCCGGCAATTCCACTCAAAGAAGTCAAGCTTTTTGAAACATCATCGGCTGCTCTTCTGCCTTCTCTTCCGGTAGTTCTTAAACTATCATTTAATTTTAAAGCAGCTATAATAGCTTGTTTTTCAGCTTCGGTTAATTTATCAAATGCTGTTCTGGCTTTATTGACTTCATCACCTCTGATGATGTATTCAACGACAATCTGATTGGTACTTAAGGTACTCATAGTTTCGCATTGGACTTGTCAGCTTTAAGTGTTGCTACCCAATGCGAGTACATCAGGTAGTAAGTGTAGAGGGGTTGTTCGACCAATTGAGAAAGGTCTGTTCCCATTCCTTTTGCAAAGCTAAGATTTTCACTGAATCTTCGTTTGAAGTCTCGGAGGCAAGTAATGTAATATGATGCTCTAACATCTTTAAATTCATCAGAGTTTCCCCCGTTAAATAGGTGTTCAAACTCCTCTGTAATTCGTCTCCAGTAGTCAGATATTGATTTTCCGGCAATGTCAAAAAAAAAGTGGGTACATCGGCATACTTAGCCCAATGTTCAATCTTGGTCTTGTTGTAATCGTGCTGATAGCTAAACGGATTTTCAATCTCGTCAAAGTATTTGACCGTTGCTAGTTTGATCTGAATCTGGACGGATATAGCCAGTTCTTTGCGTTCCTTTAGTCTGGCATTGAGTATGCCGATCTCAATTAGTTTTTTGTTGGTCTTGATCTTCTCTGATTCCAGAACGGCATCAACGGCCTTGCAATGGCTATCCAGGTATACCGGATTAACTGCCGCATCCAATTCCCGATAAATGTCAATGGCTGCGTGCATCCTCTCGTAAGGAATGTTGATGTCGTGACCGAAACAAAAGTAGTTCTTGTCACCAGAACGAAACGCAAACTTGATCTTATCCCAATGTTTGCGGTCGGCAGTCCCATTGTATTGAGGTGTTATAGGTTGATCTTGCTGCGTAAGAATGCCAGTAGTTTGAGTGCCAGATGGTTTATTCCAAGGCCAAAGATTGAAAGCCATATAGGTTGATTAAAGTAAAATATTGAGATGATAAGGTATTGCCATGCACCAGAGCAGAAGAGGCATTCACCGAGGGGCTTTGCGATGTTTTCGGGCAGTTGGCTTAACTGGCTTAGATACCATTGGAAAGGCGGCATATGATCCATCAGGTAGTCCAAGAACAATGATAGCATTGCTGACAGTATCGCAATCTGAAACAGGGCTAATAATGCAGCATCCTCTGCGCTTGCCTCCACAATTTGATTCATAGTTGTTCATGGTTGATTAAAAGAAAAGGATTGCGAGAATGACAACGATTGCAAGAATCAATAGGATTTTAAACGCTGATTTAGTGTCGTTGTCTGGCTGTGGTTCATCCTGATTCAGCATATCAACCGCCTCGTCATGGGTGAAAACTTTAAGACCGTTTACTATTCTCATATCAGTAACCTTCCGGCAGTTCGTTGTAAAATGCATTCACGAAAGCAACCGTCTCGTCTGTCGATCCGTTCGCCACATTGAATGAAATGCAATTATACATCTTTCCATCAATTGCAACAAAATTCAATTCCTGCAAGGATGGATTCAAGAACCTGATTTCATACGGGCCACCATAGGACGAGAAGAACCCTTCGGGGATTGCTGCCGTTTCAACATTGATCTCCACATGAGTACCACCGAGGACATCCAAGGTCTGATAAGTAACATGGCCTTGTCCGTTCTTGATCCTGACTTTAATCTGGTCCTCCAGGTATCCAATTGGAACGTAGATTATCAAATCCTCAAAGCAGGAAATCAGAGGCTCACAGATGGAGTAACACGTTTTGCAGCAGTTCATTTTGTTCAATCAATTTCGTAATCGTTTGCAATTTCATGAAAATTTGTGAAAACAAAATATCTGAACTCATCCAGACTGTGCGATAGGTTCGGGTTCTTCAGCTTCCACGGGTCGAGGCTTCCTTTTCGGTCGACCTGTGCTTGTTTTAAATCTTCGATGAGCAAGTCATTTTCTTCAGCAATCCTGACATTACATCTTTGAAGAACCATATTGGTAATGACTCTGGACTGGATGTGTGACGGGTTAGCAGGTGCGACCTGAATCTGCATATCATTCAATTGCAGATGTGATTTGATAGCCGTGTAGGCTGAGATATTATCCGATGTAAAGGCTGACTTGTTCTGTCCGGATGCATCCCCGTTGATGATGAACTTTGCTTTTGGGAATTCAGCCTTGATCGTTTCACAAAGGATTTTCAAATCCCCGATTCGATAGGTCTTAATCTTGTTGATGGTCGCATAGTATTTCTGGCCTTTGATGTTCTTGAGAAACTGATAAACTCCGCAGGTGTTGGTTACGTTGAAGTCAAATGATAGGTATATTTCAAACTGAGGGTTGATGTTGATCCTGCCCTTTACAACGTGCTTATCAGCCTCGAATGAATAGGCAAAGGTTGAATCAACATCTTCAACTCCCCAGTCACCCAAGGCCCAAACCTTGTACCTTCTCTCGCCTTCCATCCCGTGACCTTTAATCCTGAGAAGGCGTTCGTGCAATGCATCCCGGTCAATGGTGTAATTATC